AATATGACGCAATTGTATTAGCTGCAGCTGGTGTTCATGCACTTAAATATGACGATAAAATAACAAGAGTATTTGGCACGGCAGAATTGTTACCAGCTCCAGGGCAAGGTATTATTGCAGTCCAAACTCGTATTCCAAACACAAGAGAAGATGAAGACCTAACAGCTTATTGTTGGGCTGTAAATCATATCGAAACCTGGACTATAGCTATGGCAGAAAAAGCTATGTTGGAAGCAATAGATGGAGATTGTAATACTCCCATAGGTTGTTTAACTGACATTGATGGGCCAACAATTAGAATGGTAGGAAAGAATTTTGAAACAGATAAAATCAAATTCCTCACTGGCCCTATTGAAGATTATAGACAAATTGGTCTTGAACTAGGAGATTCATTAATATGAACAGTGTAGTAAGGCAAAGACATAAAGAAGTTATAATGACAGTAGGTACTGGTTTGGTTATTAACTATCCGCTAAATCTGTTCTTCTTATATTTGTTTATAACCATAATGGAAATAACAAACCCTTTCACCTTAAGCGTTCTAATCACTGCTGTAATGACAGTTTTGGCATATATCCGTGTATACCTAGTTCGCAGACATTACGATAACTCTAATAAATAACTCATAATAATAAGAGTTGTAACAGGCCACCCCAGTTCAGTCTGGAGCATATCTGATAAAGTGTGTGGCATTCAGGGACCTTTCGGGGTCCTTTTTTTATTTTTTATTTTGCGCTAACGTGTTGACATTTGTTGCTCGTTAGAGTATAATAGACATATAATAAGGAAAAGGAGATATTATGAAAACATTGTTTGACGACTATATAGAGGTGAATATGGACACCTGCAAATTCCAAAAAGACGGTTTTGACTATACAGCAATTGTTAAGGAAGTCGGCAATGACCATCTAGTGGTTAAGCCAATTAGTAGAACCAATTACAAAGATATCTATGAAAACAATTTAGATACAACCTTTCAAATTCAAAATCTTCACGAAAATTCATTCGACGATATTAAGTTAGAAATCTGGATGGACGGAAGAGGATGTGACAATTCTGCAATCGGTATCTCCGGTTGCTATGAGCCTTATACTTTATTAAGCGCATAAAAAAAGGGACCTCTCGAAAGAGGTCCCCAAATATTTCCGAAGAAATTTTTAAGTGGTTTAGTGAACTAAACTCTTAGTATTAGAATAAGTTAGAGATTCTAACTTTTCTGTAATACTTGTTGACGTTAGCAGTAAGCGCGCCGAGTCCTTGAGAATCAGCATCACCTTGTGCAAACGGATTAGCAACCATTCCATAACGGGTTTTGAAACCAATTTTTGGTTGGAAGCTATTCTCACCAACGGCACGGACCATTTGTAATGGTACGTAAGGACAATAGAATAATCCAGCATCAAATGCAGATGATCCTTTATATCCAACTACTAGGTAGTTTCCGCCAGCAAACGGATCCACATACACTCTGAATCTTCCATTAAGAACACCAGCAAAAGTATTGCCTGTGTCGTCAACTTCCAATGTGTTAGAGTTTAATGCAGGAGTATAGTCAAGTACACCAGCCATTTGCAATGCAGATGCAACGTCAGAAGAACAAATAACTACGTTACCTTTCCCTCTACGTGTATCTTTAGCAATAGCGTTAGCTTCTTGTTCAATTTGGAACATTAAGCCTTTGAACTTCTCTACAGACCAACGTCCGTTAGCGTCGACATCCAAGTCGAATACGCCAGCAGCAGCAGTGTTTGAAGCACCAACAACTGAGGTTGTATAAATTGTTCTAACAACTTCTCTATTGATTTCTGTTAAGATTTCAGTTTGAAGAATGTTAGCCAATTCAGTCTCAGCGTCTAGTCCATGCACAGCTTTTAAGTCTTGAGCAAGTTCAGTTGTGTACTCAGCCTTTAGGGCACGAGTCTTAGCAGAAACAGTAACCTTCTCGATTGAGAAAGCCATTTCAGCATATCCAGCACCAACACCGTCACCTAGAGCTTCAGCAGCACCTGTATCAAGACCAGTACCGGTAGTGATAAGTTGTGTGTTTGCATTAGGTAGTGTATTAGCGTGAGTTCCAGTTCCACCAAAGCCTGTATCAGCTTCGTTGAATAGAGCTTCGTCACCAGCTTGTGAGCCATATCTAGCACGCATTGCAAAGATCAGACCTGTAGGTCCAGTCATTGGTTGCACACCACAAATGTCATAAGCGATTAGGTTAGGAACAGCTCTTCTTACGAGAGAGATTAGGATTGGGTCATAACCAGCTGTAGGACCGCCTGCTGCAGAACCACCACCAAATCCGCCAGTTCCGGCGTCATTAGTAGGTGAAGCTTCTGAAAGCAAAGAAGTCATGTTAGCTGACAAATCGCCAGATTCCATTAATGCTCTTTCAGTGTTTTCCAAAACAGTAGCCGTTACAGCTCTTTTATGGGAATCACTAATTGGTGAAAAAGATTCGTGCTCTAGTACAGGGCCCCACTTTTCCACTAGTTGTTGATAGTTTGATTGTGACATCAGTTTATCTCCTTATTGTTAAAATTAATTTATTTAATTTTTAGATTAAAAACCAAGTTAAAATTAATTATTCTTTCTAGTGTTAAATGCCTCTACGAGAGCATTAATAGAAGTGTAATCAGAAGTTGGTTTAGATACTTCCTGTTCTTCTAGAATAATTTCGTCACTTTCTTCTTGAACATCACCTTGACTTTCTGTCAAAGGTTTGTCGCTGAAGAAGGACTCCTTAATTACTTGAAGATTCTCAGAGTAAGACTCTAAATCTTCAACATCAAGCTTTTCAGACAATACTTTCAAACGTTCTACCTGGTTATCAGATAGTCCTTCTGAAAGGCCGTCAAATATTTTTCCAGCTTTAAAAGATGAGATTTCTCTCTGTAGGTCAATGTTCTCTGATACGAGTTCATTAGCACTTACTTCTAATTCTGAAACTTTTGTTTCGAGTGTGGAAATAACATCTACAGTTTCTTCCTCAACAGTAATGTTGTGCTCTGTGAAAAGAGACCTTAGGCCACCCATTAGGGATTCTGCCATTTCAACTTTAATGCCGGATTCGATTGCGATTTCATTTTCCTTAGTCCATTCGGTTACAACATAGTCAAGATACTTATCTACGTTTTCAACAATTTCGCCCATACGGGTTTCTACTGCTTCAGATAGTTCAGCTTCTAGATTCTGTTCTAATGCTTCCTTAATGGATAGTGTTCTTTTTGCAACTTCTTCTGATAATGCTGCCTCAAATACAAGAGCGATCTTGCCTTTGAATTCTTCTGAAAGATCTTCACCTTCGATAATAGATTCGATTGAAGATTCAACTACGATTTCTTCAATTGTTTCTACTTCTTCAGCTGTTGGTACAGGTTTTCCAGCGTCTGTTTGACCAGGCACTATTTTCTTACCATCAGCAGTAGGGGATGTTTCAGGCTTGTCTTCAGCTGTTTTCTTAAGCTTGTCCTTTTTGCCTTCACCACCTTCAGGGGTTACAGCACCAGGTACGCTTGAGATACCATCATCAGCGACGAAGTTATTTTTATCTTCTGCCATTTTTTTCTCCTTTAAATTGTTATTAACAATTAATTTAAAAATATTTTCTATTCTTATTTATAAAAATTTAATTTCTTAAAGTACGGATAAAGGCTTCAAACATTCTTGATGCGTCACCTTCGTCAATCTTACGTACTACACGATTAATTTTCTTTTCTACTTCCTGGACAATTTGTTCTACCATTTGCGTGGCTTTCCAATTCCCTGAAGCGATGTCGTAATAATAGTCTCTGTTTTCCATTATACCATTTACAAAGGCATCTGGAGCAGATGGGTCAGTTACAATATCCACTGTTGATAAGTGAAAGTCATCCTGGACCTGCATTACGCCGTCTTTAAGTTGTTTTACTGAACCAAGACCACGAGTACTTACTCCAATCTTGACACCTTCATCTATGAACGTTTTCACAATTTCTCCCATAGGAGTTGATAAAACTTTTGCCTTACCATAAAAATTGTTTCCGTCGCGTCTCATTTCAGTAATTAAGTGTGAAACACGATCTCCGTTAATTTGAGGACCATCGGGATGTCCTAATTCTCCAAGTGCGCGCTTAGTTTCAATGAACTCTTTTTGGTAACGAGACATTTCATTTTCCAAAGTTTCACATGGATAAATTCTTCCGTTACGATTCTTTAAATCACCTTGCATAAAGATGCCTTCGATGTAATGGGTTTTCTTCCCATCCTCGGCTGCTTCTGTGATTATTTCGCAATCTTCTGTATATTCGCTAATAAGTTTCATAATCGTACCTTTTGTATATATTATTTATTTATTAAGTTCTTATTGCAACAGGAGTACATGATAATGTACCAGTACTAGCAATAGT